GTTTTTTGACGGATACACTCCTAAAGCTTGGGTTGCTCTCTTTGATGATATATATCAAGCTAGAGATGCTGTCGGTACTGATTCTTCGGATGCTTTGAAAACCATTAAGATGATAAATAGTCAGCCTTATACTTTACAAATGGCTGATGTTGGTTCTAAGAACTCTACTTTTTTTCGTTCCCCGTTTGTTTTTGCTACTACTAATTTGACCAATTTTTCACTGTTACAGTCTGTGCAAGACTATCAAGCTGTTGAGAGGCGTTGGCACATTGAACTAAATATTAAAACCAATCCTTATTTCTTAGATGAAGAAGGAAAAGTCGATTTCATGAAGTTGCCCAATGCAGATTCCAGTTTTTTAGATGGTGATAGTGAAATTTCTACTTTTATTCCAAATGATTTCTGGTTGATTGATGTTGTTGAGCGTCGTGGAAATTCTAGTGTTTTACACAAAGATATCGCGATTGATGATGTTATTAATTTGATTGTTGAAAAACATTATTCTTTTATTAAAAATTATCATATAAATGCTCGTAATGAAAGTCAATTAGCAGCAGATTTAACCGCTAAAGTTGAGGATAACAAGAAGAGAAGATCTCGTTTTGCCGCGCAAATGAAAAGGACTTATGAACCTCAAGGTTTGAGTAGTAGTGATATTAATCCGAAGGAATATGGTTCTTTTGAACACTATTTTTCTGATTTGTCTTTTCAGTATCAACGTAGATTTTTGAATGATTTTTTTGAGATGTGCTATTCTGGTTTTGATACTCCTCGTATGGATCTTTTTGACCATGGCATTAAAGGTATTGATTTACACATTAAGAGGTTCGATCCTACTCTAGATTTATTCGACCTTACTGATCCTAAGGGTTCTTTTAATATGTGTGTTTATCTTAATCATAGTTACAGGCGAGTTGAACTTGCAGGTTATTGCCCTTTTACAGGTGAGAAGCTTACGCAAGTTTTAACTTCCAGTGAGAAAGTTGTTGCCTCTATACAAAATTCTTTTAAGAAGGTTTTGAAGGTTTTGTGGGATTATAAGTATGTTTTATTAACTTCGGGTTTGTTTGCTACTGGTTTGTATTGGATTGTTGGTTTTTTGAAGTCAATGTTAGTTTTTGATGCTCAATCAATTGATATGAAAACTACCGGTATGAAGATCGGTAAACCTAATGTTGGTAAATTGTCTACTCGATTAGATCAGATTCATGTTATTCCTCAAGGAATGGGCAAGTTTCCTTTTGAGTTTGACATTTTGCCTAAAGTTGATTCCTCATTATTGGGTAGTCCAGGTAATACGAACGATGTTATTGCTAAAACTTTGAACAAATATATGTATATAGTTTATTTAGTTGTTCCTAGTGATGATGTTGCTAAGCCTTTGACTTGTACTCGATTAGGTCATGCAATTAATGTGAGTAGTACTTATTTTTTAGTTCCTTTACACTTTGTTTATCAGATTAATACCATTTGTAATTCGAAAGGTTATTCTGGTGCTCAGATAGTTTTTAGTACTGTAACTAGAAGCAATAAGTATGTTATTACTGCAGAAGATTTTGTTGTCAATTTTAGTACTAATGATTATAGTGCTGAGAGAGATATATGTATTGTTAATGTACTAGTAGCTCATAGAAATAGTATCGGTATGCTCAATCATTTTTTGACTGAGAATGATGTTGAATATTTGAACAGAAACAGAACGTTCCAAGCTACGATTTTAGGAACGTACTCTAGTAATTCAAATTCTGCATCTTTTGTGGTTAGAAACAATGTGGTTCGTGCGAGTATCAATAATGATGTTAGAGTCAAAACTAATTGGGAAAAAGAAGATTATATTTATATTCTTTCATGTACTGCTGCATATAAAGGAAGCTTTGGCAGTGGTGATTGTGGTTCGTTATTGGTTGTTGATTTTAATAATTTTTCGAATCGCTGTTTTGCTGGT